CTGTTGTCTATTTGTTTTTGATTGACCACCGATGATGTATTTTGCATCAGGAAATTCCTTTCTTAATTTTTCTACAATATTTCGATGGTGTGCAAATACCACAAGGGACTCACCTCTTTCTAATACTTTACGAATATATTCAATACAATAAGGAAGTTTTTGTTGTAATACTTCTCTATCGTATTTTTCAATCTCCTCAAACGAAGTTGGTTCTGGTTGAGATATTGTACAACACGGAACCATGTGGACAGTTTTAGGAGGAAGATTTTTCTGCACATCTTTTTTGATACGTCTTATCCATACTTTCTTCATCGCTTCATTGAGCTTTGATAGATTAGAATGACCATCATGTGATGTGCCCCAAGGCGATATATAACTTCCACAGAAATCCTGTAGGAACTTATCTTTACCGCCAAATTTATATGTCAACCCTGCTATCTCTAATTGACAAAGCAACTCTTTAGGTCTATTCAATACTGGTGTACCAGTAATCATGATACGGTATCGAACACCTTCAACCAATTTCATCGCTGCTTTAGTACGTTTAGAAGTGGGAGTTTTTAATACATGACATTCATCAAATATTACTTGTTGTATATTAAGGCGTTTGAGTGAAGCTAGAATTTGGTCCAAACGCTCATAATTTGTAACGATAACTTTAGAGCTCAAATCGTCAACATTAATATCGATGCCAGCCCATGTTTTTAACTCTCTTTTCCAGTTCTCTTTTAGAGGAGCAGGGCAAACAACAATAGTTGGGAACTTGTTACGTTCCTTAATTACAGTACAGACTTGGGCGGTTTTACCTAGTCCCATATCATCACAGAGGAAAATGGATGATTGACTAAGCATCTTATTAACCCCCTGTCTTTGATATGGGAATAATTTCATATACTACGCTTCCAATCTAACAGTACCAGTGGTATCATCGTACACACCTTTAACTGTTCCTACTACAGAATAAAGAATATCATCAAGAGAGCCACTTAGATGGTCGAAGTTTGTTACGAAGAATACGCAAGATTTATCTTTTGTATTTTCAGTCAAGTCCCATACAGAACCATTTTCACCTTCAATGAATTCCATCATTTTGTTCATCTTTTCTTGGTTCATTGGTGTTTTACCACCATTGGCAACACATTTAATCATTGTGTATGTAGTTTTTACTTTTTCTTCTGCTTTTGGTGTTTTATAACCAGATACATAACTGCAATATCTTAAACCATAGCGAGTAAAGTATAGTGATTGTACCCAACCATCTAATACTACATAATGACGACCAAGTTCTTCATAATGTTCAACTACTGAAACACCATAGCCCTCAGCCAGTTTAGTGAAATTTGCTAACCAGTCTTTCTCTCCAACGGGGGGAACTACTGTGTATTCATAATAGTGAGTATAAGAAGCATAGCCACCACAACTACCGTAGTAAGAGTAAGTGTTTTTGCGTTCTTCATAGGAAGCGTTAGAGTATTGAATACCAGTTTCGGACGATGTATTCCAATTACCAAGGATAATAGCACCTTTCTTGCCCAAGATAGCGTATTTATTGGTACCCATAGCCTTTTTGATAAGGTATTGAGTACTTTCTTTATATAATTTATCTCTCAATGGGTATAATACTTGTGCACCAAAGTACATTGTATCACTGTAAGGTGAAAGCATGCCTTCTTTAGGAGTAAAATCACTCATTACCCCATTGTGAGAGAAGCCAACATCAGTGAATACATCAGTTTCACGCATTTTATCAAGGTTATCACTTAACACGAAAGGATGGCAACATTCTGGAGAAATTTTGCCCGACGTAGCAATTCGGAAGTGGAATATTCTATCCTTGTCTGTAGGTAAATCCTTGACAGCGTTCCAAAAACTTTCAAAGTCCATAAATCCTTTACGGATGTGTACCTTACCTTTGGCATCGTCAAAAATCATAAACCCTGCTCCGTCTTTATTGTTAGCAAAGCAATTTCTAAATTCTTTTTCTGATAACTGCAACCCTTTAGCAGCATAAGCGATAACACACATTATTTAGCCTCCTTCAATAAGCCCATTTCTTTCATTAGAGCTCTTAACTCTGTATATTTTTTGTTTTTTGCCACTCTGGCAATATTAGACCAGCCAATATATTTTACAGAATTCATATTAGCAAGGTCTGTGATTACATCTACAAACTGGATATAAGCATGAATACGATTTACATCTTGTGTAGAGCGGAACATACGGAATTCAATCGTATGGTTTGGTCGTAAGTTTACAGCACGGTATTTTTGACCACTTTCTTGAGCTACTTCATAAATACGAGTTAATTCTTTCACAGTATAACCGTATTTAGCACACCAGTTACTATCTTCATCTGTACGACCAGAGAATTGCATCAATGTTTTAAAGTTATTTTCAGCAAAACGAACTACCTTAGCAATAGCTTCATTTGTTTTGAAGAAATCACGATTAACATGAATGTGTAAACCAGAGTTAGCTCCAGATTGTCCATTCAAACTTTGAACACGACTAAAGAATGCACCGTAATCAATATTTTGCATATGGAACTTAGGTGTACATGGATGTGTTACAAATTCCATACCATTATGCAAAGAACCATCGTGTTTAGCATACACGATTTTATTCAAATCAGCGATGATGTGATTAGCACGCTCATCACTCTCACCACATCTATGGAACTCCATTTCTAAACCTAGGAATTTCTTGCCTTCACCATTGAATACTGGTTTCGGTTTAAAGTTCCAAGCATGTAGACCAGTCAAAGGAGCCGCAGATTGAGAACTGTAATACTTACCGTTAGAAGCACGGTAGAACGCATTGCGTTTAGCCTTACTAAACTTCTGACCCAAGTCTTCAACATAAATGAAATCATCTTCTGTTTTACCATATGTACCATTATAGCACAATAATTGGTCAACAATAGAAGGATGGAAGTATACTTTATTATCATTCATAAAGCCTTCTAGCATTTCATATTTAGCACTGACGATACCAGAAACTGGACATGTAACAATGTAGTTGTCCACTAGAACAGGATGGATGCCAGATTTTTTAACTACGTCTCTTTCATCTGCAATATAGAAAGGGATGCCAGACACTTTACAGATTGCAAAGTCAGGGAAATCAACTAATTTATCTAGTTCGTCGAAGCCCAAGTAAAGGTTTTCATAGTTTTTACCAAGGATAAGGTGGAAGTTTTGTGGGTTGTACCAATTCCCACTAACGAAAGATTGCATGATAAATTCTGGCTTATCAGCAATATTTATCCAAATATTACCATTCTTAGTATGAACTTCAATAGCATCATCTTGTAGTTCTTTACCAGTAATAGCACATCGTTCATCTACTTTGCCTAATATACGAGTGTCGTTATCAATTGTGAAGATTTTACTGTCGATAGCGGCACAGTAATAATATACCACGTCGCCACGACTTAATACAGTAAGGATATTACCAAAACGGTCTTTTAATACTTGACCTAATTTATACTTGCATTTTTTATGTGTTTCATTAGAACAGCCATAATTGATAACTGTACGACCAGTTTGTAGGTCAATTACCAATGGGCTTTGGTCAGGTGTAATATATTCACCACTGTAAGTGTCTTCATATTCGCCTTCTAAGAAGAAAGAGCGTTCACCATTGCGTACACATAATACACCATATGTATCTTCGTGATTATAACCATCACCAATAACAGTCCATACAGCGTTATTAGCACGGACCTTAATACCTAATGTCAGCATTATAACCACTCTCCTTCTAACATTCTATCAATATCAATAACATTAGACGGTTTACGTCTAAATTCTTTTTCAGAGTAGAATGGGTTAGAGTACACTTCGATTGTACCATTTACCCCTTCTTCTATACGACCAACTTGTGTTAAGCAATCACTTAAAGAGCTTGTTTTCATTGCATAGAACACTTTAAAATATCTTGTTACTGTTCTTTTAGGCATTAAAAATACCACCTTTCTTTTGCATTAAACCAAAGGAATTGTACCACATAGGGTTAGTAATTTCTTTTTTATCATTGAAATAACGCTTGATATGTAATACATCAAAACCTTTCAACTGTTTTTGCCAAACATCGTTTTCAGTAGTAAACAAAGCTACTTGACATTTAGGTAAATCCTGTGCTAATGCTGTCATTGCAATTAAGCGTTCAACGAAGCCAGCTTTATGTTCACAATCGTTGTAATAACGAGCTGAACATAATAAACCATTGATGAACACCAAACCAATAGTTGTGGTACCATCACCACTAATAATAACAGTTGGTACATCCTTTTTGGCTTTATCTTTACATAATTGATATAAGCCTTCACCGTAGTAACTAATACTACGTAAATCAGTTCCAAACCGTTTTAGGTTTTCATGGAAGCTATCCACTTGAAAATTAGGGATAGCAATTAAGCTAACGTATTGTTTATCAAGGATAGTTCCAATACGAAGCGTATTCTTATCGTGGTTAGGACTACCAACAATGTATGGTAATGCACCATACTTAATAGCTTCAGCATCTAAATCAGTTTGTACTAGCAGTACTTCAGGGCGGTACATCCTAGCAACGTGCAAGCGATGCTCACCCTTTTTAAAGGATTTCATAGTTTCTGAAGCTCTATCAAGTTTAGAGGTTTTGTAACCGTTAAATTCTGTGAAGGTGATTTCACCGTCTTTATTTTTGTATACAGCAAACCCTGTTTCAGAGTTTACAGTTAATCCTAAGTTTTTCATTTTCACACTCCTAAACTCTTGCAACCTAAGATACGAGAACCATCTCGTACCACCTCAGCAGGAACTAATAAATCAGTTCTTTCTGGGTAATGTAGTTTAAACAAAGCACTCACAATATACCATACGCCTTCTTTAGGCTCTGGTAATTGTGAACAGCGATAAACAGTTTTGCTAATACGCTTGCCATTAATACGACCCTTAATAGTCGTACTTTCATCAAGTCTCCATTCTTGACCATTAGAGGCAGGAATAACTTCGACAATTTCATTATTATTGTCGAGTAGTGTAATTTCATGAGGAGTTTTGTTAATCAACTCCCCTTCGTAAGAGAAAAAGTGCATACTGCCTCCTTATTTTTCAATACTAAACCAATCTTGGATTGCAAAACTTAACTCGTTATTGCGTAATTCATTGAACGACATGAAGCCAAAATCCTTGTCGTTCCAGAAGAAATCATCAGATACAGAATACAAGCCAATTTCTGCACTTTCCATAGCAACTTGTACAGCTTTATCGCCACGACATACAGCTTTATTATAGTCTGTATTTTCAAAAATCATATCCTGTGGTAAACATACAGAGTTAAACAAGAACACACGTTCTTTATTATTGAGTTTCATTGCCCTTTGGCAAACTTTTTCAATCACTTTTTGTGTAGGCTTATTAACCGTCCACATTTTATATGCCAATTCGACAACGTGATTACTAATGCCGTATTGATTAGCCAAAATAGTGAGTTCTTCACCATTTAAGTCTGTGGAAATTTCTCTACCAACAGAAAAATCAAGTTTTTGTTTTTCGCTTAACCACAAAGCGAAGATGCCAAAGATTGTACGTGCCATATTAATGCCTTTCTGCCAAACATTTATTGTTTGAATACAACATAAATGCAGTAACCAATATATACTGCAATCCCAATACAAAGTAAATCTAAACCCATATATCACCTCCTAAAACATAGCGTAAATAATAGCTAACCCACCTATAATAATGCAGATGCCAGCCATTACAAGGAATGTAAGCCACCAAATATCATTATGCATTTTTATCCTCCATTTTTACGTTCCAGTCCACTTTCCAATAATATTTCCAAGGCTTGCCGTATTCACGGTCTTTACCAACAAATTCCTTGTATTTATTACCTTCATTTATTAAGCCGACCGATAACAGTGTGTAATACAAGCACTCTTCTGGTGTCCATAATGGTGCTGTATCACCATCATAACATTCTGGACCATTCATGTAGTAATCCACGTAAATATGACCATCTTGTATTGAAATTCCTGTAACATCATAATCTACGGCATCATAAAAATCACGCACATAGATACAATAAGGAACAGCAAAAATGCTATTACCTAATGGTAGAACACCATAATAATCAAAGTATTGCATAAATGCTCTGATTACAAAAATTTCTAGTGCATTTTTTGGTTCAAACATAATACACCTCAATCCAGATTAATAACCCAACCATACTTGAGGCAGATTTGCCCTACAATAATTAAAAATACGAAGATACCTAACAAAAACAAGGTATCTTCAAAATGGCGTTTTTCTTCCATTCTTTTACGACGTTGAGTTTTAGTCATTATCATCGACCTCCATTAGGATTGCAATCCTAAAATACACACAATTTAAGAAAGACTGGGATTTTACTCCCAGTCTAATTCGCCCTTTTTAAAATATTCGTGCTCTAACAAAATGGTATGCATAGATACACATCTTACGGTAGCTAAACATTCTAGGTCATCAGCTTTCAACTCATCAGGCAAATCTTCGCCCATATGAGCTGCTATAATCCTAGCACTGTCTAACATAAGAAAGAAATCAGTGCCAGCTGGATATGTAGAACGGAATTCTTGTCTCATGATTATACCCCCATAAAATCACACCAGTAAGCATTTAGGATATTGAAATCCATACCAAAGAGATTGGCAATACGAATTACATCGTCTTTGTTATATACGATGCGTAAGTATTCATCGCCATTTTCGTCAAATTCATGAACACAATCTGCACTTTCGTATAACGCAGTTTTTACGAATTCTGGAATTTGTTCAAGCATAATGAACCTCGCTTTCTCTCCGCTTTTTTCTGGAGATACTGAGCACCAATAAAAAATATTCGATGTGTTCACCCAACGTGGTGCCGTCCGTTGGGGACAACCTCACTATGCCTCATCTCCGTGGCTCGACCGGAAAACCCAGCAACCATGCGGGCTGGTAGGCTCTCACGTCATGCATCACAGCCACTCAAGCAAACGTATGTTCGATGTTA